GTATTCCATACATGGGGTCTAAAAGCAGAATAGCACCTTATATCTTGAAAAACCTACCTAAGGGGAAAAGGTTTGTAGATTTGTTCGGTGGCGGGTTTGCTATGAGTCATGCTGCACTAATGAGCAAGAAATATGATGAGGTCTATTACAATGAGATTGATAGTCTTGTGTGTGAACTCATAAAGGAAGCAATCAAGGGTAAATACAACTACAAGCGTTTTACACCAGAATTTATCACCAGAGAACAATTTGAAGCTCAAAGAAATAAAAGTGGATATGTCAATGTGTGTTGGTCTTTTGGGAATAAATGTAATACATATATTTACGGGAGAGACATTGAACACCTTAAACACTTGGCTCACGATTTAGTGGTGTATGGTAAGAAATCAAACGAACTCGAAGAATACGCACGAGGTATTTCACGTGTTGTTACAGGAACAACAATACCAACACGAAGAAAGAAACTAACAAAGTTTTGCAAGAAGCTAGAACAAGAGCATTTAGAAAGGTTGCAACACCTTGAAAGAGTAGAGAGACTAGCACAGATAGAACACCTTGAAAGAGTAGAGATTCATTGTGGCTCGTACAAGTACTATGAATACCAAGATGGAGATATAGTCTACTGCGACCCTCCATACGAAAACACACAGAAATATACAACTCCGTTTGATATTCAAGAGTTCTATGATTGGGTTGCTACTAGAGATTATCAAGTATGGTTTTCTTCATATCGAGTGAAAGATGAACGCTTCAAGTTGGTTTATGCCAAGAAGCTCAATTCTATTCTATGTGCAACTAACAATAACAAAATAAACTTTGAGTGCTTGTATACAAACAAGGAGATTGCGTGATGGCTAAGGGCAAGTATCAACAATGGCTCAAGCCAGAAAGCCTTGCACAGATTGAGAACTGGGCAGCAAAGGGTCTTACTTACGAAGAAATAGCAGGGAATATTGGGGTTACTGAAACAACTCTATACAACTGGATAAATAAGCATGTTGAGATTCTTGAGGCTATAAAAAAAGGCAGGCAAGAGTCCATAATTGCCATCGAAAACAAGGCGTTTCAGTGCGCTATGGGCGAAGTTACCGAAGAAGTTATAACGAAGTTCAGGGAAAAAGATGGCTCTGAAACCGCAAAGATAATGAAGCGTAAATTATCGCCGAGTATCCCTATGCTTATATTCTTACTCAAAAACCGTGCAGGGTATAGCGATAATCCAAGTCAGAACACTGCTGAAAAGCAGGATGAGGAAATCATGTCATTCATCAAAGGGTTGAAGTTTGGCAAGTCCATCTAAGAAACAAAACATTGTCGCTACATGGTGGGATAGTGAGGACTCAAAAGGCTTTGATGGAATCATAGCTGAAGGGTCTATTAGGTCGGGAAAAACTCATGCGATGATATTCGGATTTCTGCTTTGGTCTAACTGTAAATTCAAGGGCAGTAATTTTATTGTTGCAGGGCGCACTGTGGGAGCTTTGAAAAGAAACGTAGTGAAGCCTATGCTCTCTATTATTCGTGGCATGGGGTGGAGTTATAAATACAATAGGTCTGAAGGGTTTATTGAGATAGGCACTAACACCTATTATCTCTTCGGAGCTTCTACCGAATCATCGCAAGACGTTATCCAAGGATTAACCGCTACTGGTTGTTATGCTGATGAGGTTGCTTTATTTCCTCGTTCGTTTGTTGAGCAGATGGTGGGGCGTTGTTCTGTTGAATGCTCGAAACTTTGGTTTAACTGCAATCCATCTTATCCATCTCATTTTTTCAAGACTGAATGGATTGATTTGGCTGAAGAAAAGAATCTGCTTTGCTTGAAGTTTACCATGGAGGATAATCCTTCACTCTCAAAGACGATACGCGAAAGATACGAGCGGATGTATACTGGGGTCTTCTACGACCGCTACATTTTAGGACTGTGGACGCAAGCAGAAGGCTTGATATATCCCAACTATAAGGACGCACTAGAACAGATGTTCTATGAAGAGCCGATAAAGTATTGCGTCTCGATAGACTATGGCACGCAGAACGCATTTCATGCGCTATTACACGCTTTCGATGGTAATACGTGGCATGTGATTGATGAGTATAGATACTCTGGACGTGAACAGGGACACCAGAAAACAGACGCTGATTACATTCAAGATATGAAAGAGTTTATTCCTGCCTGTGAACTGAATGTCATAATAGACCCATCAGCTACCTCCTTTTGTGCAGCTATGCGTAGAGCAGGTTACAGAGTGATTGAAGCAGACAATCAGGTTGGCGATGGATTACGCCACACTGCAACCTGCCTAAGCTGCGGACGATTGAAGATAGGTGATAATTGCAAATACCTAATCGAAGAACTGGCTGGGTATGTGTGGGACGAAAAGAAGAGCAATGACGTACCGCTGAAAGAAAATGACCATGGTTGTGATGCTCTTAGATATTTCGTTGAGACCGAAGATATTTATGACAACAGATTACCACATAGGAGAGCCATACTTTGACTTCAGAACTTGAAAGAGCGCATTTCCTTACTTTTAACGACTTTGAGCATTTTTGTGGCGATGGTGAAACAAGAAAGATTGAGAACTTTGTTTGCTACGCTATCGAACGCCACAAGATGAGCGATATGTATCGAATCGCTAAGAGTGCTGATTTATATGATGCGCAAAAAAATGAGGGAATCACAAATTTCACGAACTTTGTCTATAACTCTCATGCAGAAAAGAAAATAGACTTCACTTCCTCAAACAATAAGATAGTCTCAAACTTCTTTGAGCGTCTCAATATGCAGAGGTGCTCCTATTCCTTGGGTAATGGCGTTATCTTTGAGGACGAACAAACCAAAGCTAAGCTAGGCAACAAAGAGTTTGACGAGAGCATCTATGACGCAGCGTATTATTCGCTTATCCATGGAGCGTCATTTGTGATGCTCAACATCGAAAGGCTTCATGTGTTTCCATTAACCGAATTTGTACCACTCTACGATGAGACAACAGGCGTATTGATGGCGGGGATTAGGTTTTGGAGAATCGCAAGAGATAAACCATGGCAAGCGGTGTTGTATGAGGTTGACGGATACACCGCATTAGCTGGAGAGAGCTACAAGAAAAGACAACTCCATATCGTAGACGAGAAGAGACCATACAAAAGAGAAATTCAGTATATCCCTGCGGAGAATCTTCCAGAGATAGTTGGCGAAGAGAATTATTCTGCTTTGCCGATTGTGCCTATGTTTGGCTCAAGGCTTAAGCAATCAACGCTAGTTGGGATGAAAGAGACCATTGACGCTTACGATATGGTCAAGAGTGGGTTTGCAAACGATTTGCAAGACGTAGCGCAGTGCTATTGGATTGTTGAAAACAGAGGAGGGATGACTGATGAGGATTTAGATGAGTTTCGAGATAAGCTCCTACTTCATCATATTGCAAACGCCAATACTCAAGATGGCGGAAAAATCCAAGCATACAACAATGAAATACCGTACAACGCAAGGGAGACGCTCTTAATTGACTTGAGGAAATCGTTATACGATGACTTCTGTTGCTTGGACGTACTCAATGTATCAGCGTCAATCAAGACCGCCACAGAGATACAAGCAAGCTATCAACCCATGGATAACAAAGCAAACGATTTTGAGAAACAAATAACTAAGTGCATTAAGCAACTGTTAAGCATTGCGGGTATTGATGACGTACCAAGCTATCAGCGCAACAAAGTTGCAAGCGAATCAGAACAAGTAAGCATGGTCATGATGGAAGCTCAATATCTGGATGAAGAGACCGTGCTTAAGAAGTTACCTAACATTTCACCTGATGAAGTGAAAGAGATACTAAAACGCAAGGATGCAGAAGACCAAGAGAGAATGCAACGAAACCCATTTATGAATCAAGACAACCAAGACAATCAAGACGAGGAGGATGAGGATGATAAAAATCGTGAAGAACAATGACGGGACATTCACAATTTATGGCAACGATAGGACAGAGCAACTGCCAACGAATGCTCCCCATGGTACGACTGCGGTAATTAGCGACAATACAGACAAGCAGACCTACACCAAGATTTACGATGCAGAGCATAAAGAATGGAGGGAGATGTAGATGGATGCTGTTGATGTTGTCGCTGCTTCCTCGAAAGCGAAAAAGTACCATGATACCCATTCTGGCTCTTCTACCATGCTTGTTGGCAAGGTCAAAAGCGGGGATACGTTTCCAACAAAGAGACCTGATAATTCAGCTTTGATTTTAGGCGATTTTGTCGTACCAAAAGATGATGCAACGATACCTTTTACCATCGCTGGATTAACGTTTACAAACAAAAACGACAAAGCCTACTTCCAAGGTGGTCTTAATTGGTCAATCGAACACAAGCAGTCAAGCGATGTTGATAACAAGTCAATCGTAAACGCTGGAGACAAGCTATCGCTCAAAGGGTATGCCGAAGCTACTCAAGGTCAAATGTTTGTGAAAGATGCAACTAATGGACTTATGGGCGTAACTCCTGTGTCAGATGCTGAACTACAAGAAAAGGTAGACCAAGCCTCCACGTATGCAACGCAAGCGGGCACAAGTGCCACGCAAGCAGAATCTGCCAAGGTAGCAATCAATCAGCGTATTCAGATATTCAACGATATGGACGAATACGATGCTGCGGTAGAAGCTGGACTTGTTATTGATAACTATACCATCTCAATCATCTTGCAAGACACGCTCGTAGGAGAGTGATTGATATGCTGGTATCAACAAACAAAAAAGCCGACACCATTGGCATTCAAAGAATAATTTACGGAAAGATTAAAAATGTGACAAACCCCGTTACTGGCATAACGACAACAGTTGGTGACGGTAAGGTTGTATGGGACATTGCGGATGAAAGAAAAGGCTTCTTTATGATTCGCCTAAGAAAAACTCGATAGGAAGGAGAATAAAATGTCTCAATATTTTTCATTAGTTAGGGATACTCAAGCTCCCCAGAGTGCAGTAATCAGCGTTCTTTCCTACTACAAGGACAACACTGTACCTATTAACTTGAGTGTTCAAGAAGCGAGCTACATGAAAATGTGGTGCGACCAGAAAGCAGTCGGAGAAGCAATAGATGCTCCTGCGAATTGGTCTGCTTATGCTTCTACGTGGATTCCGAACTTTACAGATGAAGGAACATGCTACGTACACGGCATCTATATGGACGAAGTGGGAAACCAAACAGGAGTCGTCAATTCAGAGGCTACTATCTACGACAAAACAATCCCGACCATTACTGATGTTTCCATCAACAATGGAGCGGACATCGTAGGTTACCCAACTACTGCAACAGAAGTAGCCGTTACAGTTAAGGTAACTGCTGGAGATGGTGATGGCTCTGGTGTTGCGAGTACGTCATTTAGTGGTGCGGAGCTTATAACAGAAGGCAAGGCAACTGAGTTTAACTGGTCTGATGAAGACAGACAGGCTGGCTATAAGGTTTGTACTCTTTACATTACGACTAACCCAGAAGGTGTTGAGCGTAGGGTTGTTACCATTAACGCTACGGCAAAAGACAGAGCAGGCAATCAATCACAGGTTGGCTCAGACAACATCATCGAGTATAGCGGTGGTATTGACCCCGTAGTAGTCTTAAAAGACCGTGCAGACACTAAAGTTCTTGGTCAGTACAACAATATCCAAGAATTAGGTATCGCTCTTCAAATCGCCGTAGGTGAGCCTTCACTTGTCAAGGGATATAAACTCTTTGGCGATATCAACAAAGACGGTGGAGCTACGGGAACTACCGAGCCAGCGAGCTATACTACTTGGGATGCATCTAAATCAAGAGAGTTCTTTAACGACTGGTACTTCACGGCTGACGAAGGCAGCAAGACCGTAACGATGAAAACAAAGGTCATGGAAGAGGGAACCGAGGTTGAGCACACAGTTTCAGTATCTGTTGTTTACTCTAGCGTTGCTCCTACTATTACGCTTGCATCAAATAAATCAATCATCTCTGATAAGACAGGCTTTGACACAGCAGCATTAACCGCTGATTTTACGTCAACGTATAACATTGATGAGTATAAGGTTGTCGCTTATGACACCTTAGAGCATGCTAATGCTGGTACATATGCGGACACAACCAATGTCGGATTGTATGGCACAGACCCAATCTCTGGAACACCTAAGCAATGGACTCCTAATCTAACCGAGGCGGTATTAGTTACGGCATTGCCTGGCGAAGGTCAGAAGTATCTGGTAGCCTATGGAAAGAATCTGTGCGGAAACACAGGCAAATCTAACGTCTATACTCTCTCTGTTGACCTAACCGCTCCATCAGGTAGCATTGTTGTTGAGCAATATTATCGAGAGGCATCGGGCCTTACTGCATCTGCTACTGACGCAAGCGGTATGAGCAAGATGATTTGTTGGTGCGATAACACTGCAACTGGAGAGACAGTCCCTGCATCAGCATCCGAGGTTGACTATCAAGCTAACCCAACCGCTGCTATGATTGACTGGTCTGGTATCACAGAGGGCACGGGATATGCGCATATCAAGTATACCGACAGTGTAGGCAATTCGAGTTTTGTTCATTCGGCTGCATTCATTTGGGACGTAACCGCTCCTACGGGTTGCTCAATTACAATTCCTCAATACACTGCAACACCTACCATCACGGCAACACTTGCCGCAACAGACACTGTATCTGGTATGGGGCAGTTCAAACTTTACGGTGATGTCGAAGGTGCTGCTACGGCTGAAGCTGCACCGTGGCAAGACTACTCAACGAGCGCAAACCTAACGCTAACCAGTGGAGACGGCACTAAGACCGTTAATGCCATCTACAAAGACAAGGCTGGTAACA